TGAAAGAGGTGCTAAAATATATGATTGGTCAGAGTTACCTGCAGCTGAACCTAAATAAAGGATGTTAAATGAATAGATACGAAAAAATAACTATACAAAAAACTGAAGAGGGTCGTAGGTTTAAAAAAACTATTCAATACCCTATTATTGATAAAAAAGAAGATGATACTTATATAGTAGGTATGCAAGGTGATAGATTAGATAATATAGCATACAAATATTATCAAGACAGTAGATTATGGTGGATTATTGCAAGAGCAAACAATTTAGGTAAAGGTGATTTATCAGTACCAATTGGAACTCAGATAAGAATACCATTTGATTTTTTAGCAATTGTTGAGGAATTTAATAAACTAAATGAGTAAAAGTTATGGCATTATTTGATTTTAATCCAGATTTAGGTGGGGCAAAGGGTGTTTTAGATGCACGAAAAGCCGCAGTTAAAAATAGGAAGAAAGATTGGAATTATAAAAAGTACGCATATTGTACTATAACATCCACTGGTAATTCTCAAACTATAACATGCCCCGGCAGTATGACAATCGGTGATGGTTCTGCACCAACCGGTGGTGGTAAGAGTATGTACACATCGGAAGGTGGTATTAGAAGAAAAAAACCAATATTAACATCATGTACAATTACGAATGAGGGTGGTCAGAATTATATAGATTCTTATATATACGAAGCTGAATTTTCATTTGATGTACATACTGTCGCAGATTTGGATAAAGCAATCAAAGCATTTATGCAAGTTGGGGGTGAGGTTAAAATATCATTTGGTTGGGCGAACGCAGGCGCCGCGGGTAACTCTGGTGAAGTTTTAGTAAATGTTTACAATTTCAATTGGAGTTTAAATAAAGATGGTTCTTTCAGCTGTACTGTAAAGGCTATGTCTGGCAGTGCGTTATTCCCAAAAGAATCAATGGGTGGTAACTCGAAACAGGCAAATAGCGAGCAGAAAGAAGCATTGGGTGAATCAACAGAGGTGGTTGGTTTCTTTGAAGAATTAGTTGCCGGTATGAGAACTGCGCATGGAATTACTGCAGAGGATACATTAGATGATGTGAACGATGTACCTTGGGTCCCAGATTTTATAGCAGGTGGTATATCCGATAACCAAATGATATGTGAAACAGCTGTTGTGGATGGCATTAGAATGCCATTTTGGGTTACTGAAATGCTATCATCTGAAGGTACTTGGTATAATGATGATGAACTTTACTTTTCATATACAAATCTTAATTCTGTTATTTATTATCTGAATAAACATTTGGAAAAAACTAAATCTAACATAAGGTATTACTTCGACCCAACTACTGCATCTAAAATAGATACCTCTCAAACAATGATGTTTTCTGCAGACCCAACTCGTATTGTATTATCTGGTCCTTTCGCTAAATATGGTAGTAAGAGTAATACAGATGCTGCTAATTTCGCAAAGTGGACTACTTTTACAACCGAACATAATATATCGGCTGATAGTGTTTCGAGTATATTATTAGAATTAAAGTATTTAAATTCTATATATGCAAAATTGGCAGACCAAAAAGAAGATAAACAGGGTGGTGGTAAAGTTCCACCAACTATACAAGAATTTATGAATCAGCTATTTAACGATATAGCAGATGTAACTGGTGGGTTTGTACAATTACAAGCAATACCTGAAAAAATATCTCAAAGTGAATCTAAAGCGCAAAATGGGTCTACTCTAAATTTGATAATAGTAAATAGACCAATGGTACCCGTTTCACCATCACCATCTAAATATGTTTTTACAACACTCGCACAAGATTCTATTGTTAGAGATGTAACATTTGAAACTGATTTTGATGCGAATACCCTAATGATGGCCACAATCGGTGCAAGTGGAAAAAGTGTTACTAACATTGATGATAGAATTCCAGGTGCAGATTGTGGTAAGGCTGCATCAGTTGGTAACGCCGACCCGATAACGGCCGCTGATTTGAGAACAGTTCGAGCATCTTATGGTGATGATGGATTTAACCAATCTAAAGTTAGTTCTAACTCCGATTCATTAAAAAAGTATTTAAATCAAAATAAGGATACGTTCGCAGATGGATATAAAGAAATAGTTTGGCCATATAAATTGGGTGTTACCATCGATGGTGTTGCAGATATAAATTATATGGCTGCAATAACTATTGATAGATTACCATCTTCAATGGTAAGTGATAGTATGTATTTTTCAATTACATCAATTGAACATAAATTTGATGGACAAGGTGATTGGGAAACATCATTGGGTACTGTAATGAGGATTTCATAATGGCAGATTCAAGACAAAGAATATATTATACAAAAGCTCAAATTACCAATGGTTTAAAGACTGGTGGTGGTGAGTGGATGTATACCGATGGTACTGAGTATATAGGTCAGTATCATAGATACTCAACCGGAGAAGTATTTACAGATAGTAATTATGTTAACGGTAAATCCAGAAAGTTAATACCATTTGTTGATTTAGAAGAAAAATTTGAAGATAATGAATTTGGTATTGATTTTTCAAAAAACTTTGAATATGATGCCATAAAAAGTGTAGATGTTCAAAAGAGTGTAAAATCAAATGAACCCGTATCCGATATATACAACAGGCCCGTAAAAAATGGCTATATAAAACGATTATTTGCATATAAAGTAAATGATGGTCAACTTTTAGAATTAGATGAAATTGGTTATGGTAGTGTTGGTTCGGAAACTGGGTTAGATGCAATCCTTTGGAGAAAGTTCTCAATTGATTGGAAAGTTCAGGGTTCCGATTACGATATATTAGATTCACAAGGTAATGTGAAAGAAGGTGGTATTATCGATGAGAACAGAAGAACCATTGAAAAGTACTCAGAAGAATATCCAACATTAAGTAAACGTATCACCGATTTTAGGCAATTCTCTAAAGCCTAAAACTTAACAATTTCTTAACATTAAAATTTGGTATATCCAAATAATTTTCGTATCTTTACTATGTAAAAGAGAGATAAGTTATGAAAGTAAAAGAAATCAAATACGGAATCGAAATCACAAAACCCTGGTCAAAGGAAATGTATGACCACAATGATAAGGTGGCTGAGTTAATGAAAGCTGAACTCCTTATTCGTTTGAAGAACGCATATCAAAGTGGTGATGAAGATGATTTACGAAAAGTATCATCAATCATCTGCCCGACTGGGTATGGGTTTGGATTTGATTTTGATGCTATCTATAATGAATCACTTAGAGAGTTAGAAATGGTTCAGAACTATTGGTTGAACGAAGAGTTCCCATATGGAGTTAAAGAAGGTATCGTAAGTGATATCGGGCTTGAGTTTATTGGGTACTAAAGTTTAACAATTTCTTAACATTAGAAATTTGGAAAAGTGAAAAAAAAGTGGTACTTTAGTACTGTAAGATTGAGAGTTAAACAATAAATAAATAAAAAATGAATTATTCAGAATTAAATCAGATGAGTATCGAAGAGTTGAGAAATCTTAACTCAATGGTAATCGATGTTATTAAAAGTAAGAAAGCTATGGCTGGTTACGAAATGAAACAATCCCTTTATGTTGGGGCTAATGTGAAAGTTAATCACCCTAAATTGGCTGGTAAACAATGTAGAGTTGAGAAAATCAACCGAACTAAGTGTGTAATCAAAGTTCTAAACGGACCTTCTTATGGTAGTGTTGGTTCTTACAACGTTCCACTTTCAATGGTAGAATTAGTAAAATAATCAGATATGGCTATTGTAAGTAAACCCCAAACAATCGGAATTGAAATAGATTTGACAGGCCCACAAGGTAACGCATTTTACCTTTTGGGTACTGCTAAGAACCTCGCCAAACAATTAGATTTGGATGGTAATGAAATTATGAAAGAAATGATGAGTGGTGATTACGAAAACCTTCTTCAGGTCTTTGATGAAAATTTTGGTAGTATAGTAACCCTTTATAGATAAGATATGGATTGTAAATTAGTAATTAACTGTCAGTATTATGAGAACTACAATGTTGGGCCGGAAGGCTTCGGTGAAGTTCCCTATTGGAAACCGAAAGGTGGACATGAGTTCGAAATCAAAGTAGATTCGGATGTGGTGATGTATTCTAATAAGTTAGAACAACATCTAACAAAGTTGGTTGAGGCAGAATCAACTATTGTTGAGAAGTTTGAGTATGTTAGTCACGAACTTAAATGGAGTGAACCATCGGTTCTGAGTACGGAATCTTTGTACAAACTAATTCGAAAAGAAGATGAAGTGGCAGTATAGAGAAATGGGTAGTAGGAATAAAAAGACTGGAAAGTTATCCTACTATAACGTAACTGTAACTGATTATAAGATTACCGATTGTGAGTGTCCTGCAAGAGAGTTTCGTAGATACACTCCATGTAAACATATGAAACGATTACATCAAAAATTATCACATTTATCCATATGAGTTGGTATCAATTAGAAGTAGAAGCAGATAAGTACGAAGAATTACAGGAATTACTTTTGGAATTATCAGAATAATTTCGTATATTTCTACAACATTAAAAATTAAAATATGATAAATCCAAACACACCAAAAAGTAAACCTAAAAGACAACCATGGGTTCATCTTAGTAAAAAAGATGGATTTGACAAGTTAAAAGAAAAACTAAGTTTAGTTGAACACCTCAATAAGAGTGATTTCATCGTAGGGAAAGTTTATGAATCCGATATGAAGAAACTACATAAAGATGTACTTCTAATTAAAGAGTTTTGTTTGAGAAATGACGTTCAAATACCTGTTAATATAAAAACTCACATTAAGTTTGAAACTATTTTGAATCATTATGAATCTGATACATTACTTGAAGCCGGTGTGATTTACACCAACTCAAAAACATATTTTTCTAAATATAACGAACAACGAATCAGAAACGCTGGCTTAGCCAAGATAATGGATAACTTTAGATATTCTTTACTTCGAGCTTTCAATTGTGCTAGTGCAAACTTCTTCCCATTTGGTGTAAAATCGGATACAATATCCAATAAAATTGAAGCTTATGATAGAAGTAATCTAATGGAGTTTTGTACTATAAACTTACATACACACTTTAATAAAAATTATTCTAATATTTCTGAATTAACGCATATTGGTTATGATAAATTAAGTAAGAAAGATTTATCGATAGTATGTAATCAGATTAAAGAAAAATACCCTAAACACTATCCAGTAAGAATAGATGAATTGCTAGAAGAGATTAAAGATGATGCGGCATCTACTACTTACAATATTATTGATTGTATTGGTAAAGATGGTGTGGATAATATCATTAATAAGTGGGAATCGGTTCACATTCTAATTGGACCTCATGAAATCATTTCTGGAGAATTAGAAAGTATAAATAATAAAAATAATAGCTGGGTTAACATTAACTATTTATTTCAGGAAATATTATACAAAACTGAGATAGCATTTACAAATGAAGCTAAATTATCGTTAGTAAATGATGACTATACCGAAACCAGAAAGTACTTCAAATACTTAATTGATACAGCACCTGAATACTCATTAGTGCCAGTGATGGCGTTAGATAGTTTTTCAAAGAGTGATTTTAAAGAATCAAATGATGAGAGGTTAGAGAATTTCAAAAATCTTGCTGATTTGATGGAAGGTAAAACTCTTGAAGCACTTTCCAATTATACTATGGTTGATGAAAAAGGTAATGCTAAATTAAAAGAGTTACCTCAATTTAAGTATGATTTAATTAACCCATGTTTTACCGAGTCATCATTGGAAATATGGGAGGAATATAAGAAAAAACTAAAAGGACTTAGAAACGTTTTAAAGAAATTAAAAGGTAGGAATATTAAAAATCAAAGTGATGAATTGAAAACACTTTCTCCATCAAAGATAGATAGATTAGTCAATCCTGCGTTTAGTTATAATTCATATGTTATATTAACTTTATTATTTGCGGGAGATGGAAAAACTATTAAAAACTCAGATGATAATGTTGAAAAAGCTATTAGCCTATTTTTAGAAACATTCTTTGGTGATAATGTATTTGTTGTTGATGAGTTGAATAGTACATATACTATTAAAGATTCCGAGTTCCTAAAATTACTAACAGATACCGATTCAGATGGATATTCTGCGACACATAAAGGTAGAGGTAAATATTTCACTAGCTCAAAATTAGATGATTACAAAAAGTCATATCAGAACTACGAAGATTATCAAGGAACAAATGAAGAGAGAGTTGATAAACATATTGAAGAACTAAAAAGAATTACTAATCTTACTAAATTTGGTTGGTGGGAAGATACTGAGAGTGGGAAAACTGTTTATTGTGGATATGATGGTAATAAAAAGGAAAATGTTTCTTGGGAACACATTCAAAATCCAATTCAAACATATGGTGCTATCAGAGCAAACGAAACAAACTCAGCAGATGGTGCTAAAACTAAAGTATTTGATACGGAAGTTGGGTATTATGAATACATATTGAAGCAACAATCATCCCCAAAGGTTATTAAAAAGTATAAATCCGAAAGAGAACGATTGCAGATTGAGTTTAAATTGCAAGATATTATTGAATACTTTGAAAATAAACGTAAAAACAAAAAATAATTTCGTATATTTGTTAGATGATTAATTTTGTAACTGAGGGAAATATCAGTATGGAGAAGATGTATATCCACCCAATATGGGCGGATATACACTTACATGCATCTCAGAACAAATTATCATTACTATATATCTATGATATTGATGAGGGTACGGAGCTTGTAGTAAACATCGGTAATTTCGATTTCCATAGTTCATCATTGGAAAGTATTTCTCTTAATTTTAAGGAAGGGTATATATTGGGTAAAAAATCGTTCTTAAATCTGGTCGACCTTCCAAACACATACGATGCTGATGTGGTAAAATACCTACAAGTGAACGATATATTAAAACGAGACCAGACTCCGACCCATCATCATTTTCATAGAAAGTTCCACAATCTAAAGTGGGTAAACAATCTCATACCTATATCTAAACATATTGAATCTATCAGAGATATAAGAGATGAATTCCTTCAGTATTACGATTTGGGTGGGGGAATCACCGAAGGTGTGAAGAAATTTGAAAATTTCTATATAAAGCCGTTACACAAAGTAGAAAAGAGTGGACTTTGGACAGAGAGTGGAATGGAGTGGAGTGAGTATTACCCATATACATTAACATCACGTCCTTCAAATAGATTTGGGGGAGTGAACTATGCCGCACTTAATAAAGATGATGGTAGTAGAGATAGATTTATTAGTAGGTTCGATGGGGGTAAGTTAGTTCAATTTGATTATGATGGATATCATCCACGTATCATTAGTAGAATGGTAGGAGAACCTATACCAATGGATGTATCCGCTCACCAAGCCTTAGCCGATATGTATGGGGTATCATATGAAGAATCAAAAGGAATCACATTCCGTCAATTATATGGTGGAGTTCAATCGGAGTACTTACACATACCACTTTTCAAAAAGGTATCACACAAAATTGATAAGTTGTGGATGGAGTTTAATCGTAATGGATACATTCAAACTCCAATGGGTAGAAAGTTATCTAAATCTAATCTAAGGGATATGAATGCTAACAAACTATTCAATTATCTTCTACAAGCAACGGAAACTGAGTTGAATATGATGATACTTTCAAAAGTGGTGGATTTTTTGGAAGATAAACAATCTAAAATGGTGTTATATACTTACGATTCATATTTATTAGATATACATCCTGATGAACTTAGTGTATTAAATGATTTAAAGATACTTATAGATGGGAATGGATTCCCTACTAAGATAGAAATTGGTGATAGATATTCAGAAATGAAATCGGTAAATATAGAAAACATACAGGAATAAAAGATGAGTAATTTTCTTGATGATATAACAAGGTTATGGTGGATTGAAGTAGGTGTTGAGCTGAAAAATCCTACATCCGAAGCATCTATCAAAGGTCTAAAGAAAGTTTTGAGAGAAGATTTAGAGCTTGATAACGATGTTATTACATATATAATTGAAAGTATTGCAAATAGACCTTCTAATTTTTCTTTAAAGGTTGGGAAATCTTCAGGTATTGATGTTGGTAGTAAACAAACAGCAGTATCTGCACAATTACATCCTAATTGGGAAGAAGAAGAGGGTGATATATACCAAACAATTGATTTAGCTGAAGAAGATGAAGAAGATGAAAAGAAAGATGGTGATAGGCCTGATTCTGGCGATGATAAAGATAAAGCTGAAAAAGATATTCAAAAAAACGCACTAACTTCATTAGAAAAAGATAAGTTAAAGAAAGAGGCAATTGATGATAAATTGCTGAAAACCAAACTTACAAACCCAACCACAGGTAACAAAAACCAAGTATCAACATTATTAGGTAAAAAGAAATCAGACCCTGCTGCATATAAGGTAGGTAAAAACTTTTTAGGTGATAAGGGTGTATCAGATGATGAGATTGAAAAACAATCAGATTCAGATAATAAAAAAGAACCACAGGCGAATGGGTATGTAGGTGATAAAGATAAAAGTTTAAAGCAAGGTGACCCTTCAAAAACTGAAGAATATCAAAGAGAATTACCGCCAGATGATAAAGAGTTTGCAGATAGAAATAAAAAGTTTGCAAATCCAATTCCACCAGAACCATATAAATTACCTGAAGATATAGTTAAGAACCCTAAGTTTCCAAAAAAGTATTTAACGGCGTTGGAACGAATGGCTAATACACAACCTAAAGGTAATGCTACTAAGTGGCAACATTTTAGTGATATTCCCGGTGGAGCTGGGCAAGTTAGTGCTCAAGCTGGTGAACTTATGACAATGATGGGTGCATCAATGAGTGATAAAGAATTTGAATCATTCTCAAATAGTTTATTGGAGCACGAAAAGGCATTGATTGAAAAGAATCCTTCTATGAAAAAAGAAGGTAATAGAATTATCACTAAAAGTTGGGTTGAAGCTACTAAGCAAAGTAGAAAAGCAATTAGAGATAGAATTACAGACCAATATGGTGAGGGTACTGAGGTAATAGCTACTGCGTGGGATACTAAATCAGATGTAGAGGCAATGGGATTATCAGATTACGAAAAAAACAAAGGATTTTCAACTGATATGTATATGAAGGTTAGAAAGCCGGATGGTACTGAAGTAATGGATGAGGTTTCATTGAAAAAATCTACTAAAGTAAACTTCTTAAACTCAGGTGCTGGTTCTTTTGAAAAGTGGGATGAAAATTTACCTGATGAAATAAATCAGAATGTATATAAAAGTAAAGCTAGAGCTAGAAATATTGATTTTGTAAAAAACAATAGAAAGCAAGTAGAAGATTTTATAAAATCCGATAAGGGTGCACCAATCAGAAAGTTAATGGAATCTAAAGGTGTTAATTTTGAGGAAGCTTTAGAGGGTAATTCAAGAGATAAACAAAATATATTATATTCATCTATTAAAGAGATGGCCAAGAATGGTAACAAAGAGGCACAAGCAATCAAAGATACTGATGATAAGAATCATAACGAATTCTGTAAAAAATCAGTAGAAGCGATTGTAGATAACCCAAAGATGAAAGCCGGAATGTTAAAGGACATTAGAAATGAGTTCCCACTAAAAGCAGTATCAGATGGTGAAGAAACAATGGCTATCGGACCAAATTCATTGGATAAGAAAACAATGGAAAAGATATTTGGAACGAGTGATTACGAAAAATTAAAAGAAAACTTAGTTGCAGAGCCTCCAAGACAACTAATTGGTAAAGATGGTAAACCAGTATTTGATAAAAATGGTGAACCTAAAATGTCTAACCCATTCATTGGTTATAAGATTGAAGCATCTGGTGAAGTATTTGCAGTTGCAGATATTAAAGTTAGAGAAGATGGTAGAGGGTATGGTGGGCAGTTCAAGTTTGAAATGACACTAAATCAAAAATCATTTGCAAAAAGACTTGAACAAGCGCAAGCAGATGTTTATGGTGATAAATAAATACGGAGAGAATGGGTGAGAACGCAATTACTATGTACCTTTACAACAGAAGCACTGTTCGAAGGTCTACTTAAAAATATATTTGATTCCTACGAACTATTCAGTAGGAAGATATTCATACTTAAATTAGAACCATCCAAAGAGTTGGTAATAAGTTATAATATCATACCAAATAGAGATACCAGATTTTTACCATCAACCATTATGGTTCATAGAAAAAAAGAATCAAATACGATGTACACTATCAACGCACTTAATAAGTTAATAGAGAGCTTAAATGGTGGTACATTAGATAAATCATATCAGATTGAATGGGGTAATTATCGTAATTCAATGATTCTAACTGATGGAGATGGGTATAAGATTATGAAAACGAATTTGTTCAGAATAATTGATGTTAATTAAATTATTTTGATATTTATACTTGGAAGTTTGAAAAAACTTTCGTATATTTGTAACCATATCAACACATGGGAGTAAATGCGTGTTGAGAATAAAAAGTGAAATATAATTTGGATAATTGAAAAATTATTCGTATATTTGAATCAATATAAGTTTAACAATTAAAAAATGGAGTAATTATGGCAATCGATTTGAATGCAATCCGAAACAGACTAGACAGTCTACAAACAAAGGTAACGAAAACAGACAACCTTTGGAAGCCGAAACCCGGCAAACAACAAGTAAGGATAGTTCCTTACGTTCACAACCCATCAAACCCTTTCATTGAACTGTTTTTCCACTACAACTTTGGTGGTAAGAACATTCTTTCACCACAAACACATGGTGAGGCTGACCCATTAGTGGAGTTCGCTGAGCAGTTAAAAGCAACTGGTGATAGAAATGATTGGAATCTATCAAAACAATTAACACCAAAGATGCGTACTTACGTTCCTGTATTGGTTCGTGGTGAAGAATCAGAGGGAGTTAAGTTTTGGGGATTTGGAAAAACTGTGTACCAAGAACTACTTGCTTTCTTCGCAGACCCAGACTATGGGGATTTAACTGACCCAACAAATGGTAGAGATATCACTGTTGAGTTCAAAACAGCAAAAGAGTTAGGTAAGAACTACCCTGAAACTTACATCAGAGTAAAACCTAACCAAACACCAATTACTGAAGATAGTAATGTATTATCTCAGTTGAAAGACCAGATTGAACTACCAGGTATGTTCAAAAAGTACACTTATGATGATATGAAATCATTGTTAGAAACTTGGATGGAAACTGGACAGGTAGGTGATTCTGAGGAAGAGGAAACTCAACCAACTCAATCACAATCAACTGAATCACCTTTCAAAGATGATGAACCACAAGCAGTATCTAATGCAACCACTGCTAACGTAAAAGACGCATTTGACGATTTATTTAACAACTAAAATTAAGGTATAATGGCTAAAACAAATAGAGATGAATTATCTTCACTTCTGGCCGATAACCTTAATAAGAAGTTCAAAGGACAATCAAAAGTCGCATATTTCTTAGATGGCTCCGAACAGACACCCACCGACCTTACTGAGTGGGTGTCCACCGGAGATGATATGTTAGATTTAGCGATTTCAAACCGACCAAATGGTGGGTTTCCTGTTGGAAGAATTGTTGAAGTTACGGGTCTTGAAGCGAGTGGAAAATCACTCCTATCAGCACATACATTAGCAAACACTCAAAAGAAGGGTGGATTGGCTGTGTATATTGATACGGAGAACGCAATCAATCAGGAGTTCTTAGAAGCATTGGGGGTAGATACTCAAAAGTTACTTTATGTACCTTTAGAATCAGTAGAAGATATCTTTGATGCTATGGATTCAATTATCGAATCTATTAGAAAATCTGATAAGGATAGATTGGTAACTATCGTAGTTGATTCAGTAGCAGCTGCAACCACAAAGGTTGAATTGGCAGCAGATTACGACCAAGCGGGCTACGCTACTCAAAAAGCAATCATTATCTCAAAAGCAATGAGAAAGATTACTAATATGATTGGTAGAGAACGTATTTTGGTGGTATTTACAAATCAACTTAGAGTTAGAATGGGTGTATCGTTTGGTGACCCCTACACTACATCAGGTGGAAAAGCATTAGGTTTCCACGCGTCGTGTAGATTGAGAATGAAACAAATGGGTAAACTCAATTCTAAAGTTGGGGGTGTTGACCAGACTGTTGGTATTAAGACTAGAGTTCAGGTCATTAAGAACCGAATGGGACCACCACTTAGAGCAGTTGATTTTGAAATTTACTTTGATAGAGGTATCGATAGATATGGTTCGTGGTTAAACACTATGAAAACATATAAGTTGGTAACTGTAAGTGGTGCATGGTACACATGGACTGATGAACAAACTGGTGAAGTTATTAAGTTTCAAGCAAAAGGGTTTGCCGATATATTGGAAGAACGACCTGAAATAAAAGAACAAATGTATAAACAAATCTGTGATGCATATATTTTAGGATATAAAGAAGCATCCGAATCAGCAAACACAGATACAACCGAATTTGATGATACGCACGAAATCTAATTACAAAGAAATGTTAACTAACTTATCTAATGCATCGAAAGGTGATGTAAACGATAAAGTTATGATTGTAGATGGATTGAATATGTTCATCAGAGTGTTTGGAGCAGTTCCTACTTTGAATGATGATGGAGAGCACGTTGGTGGGGTAACAGGATTCCTGTTATCCCTCGGCGCTCTTATCCGAAATAACAAACCAACGAGAGTTTTGGTAGTGTTTGATGGTAAGGGTGGTTCTCATCGTAGAAAGAAAATGTGGAAAGGGTATAAAGAGGGTAGAACGGGTCTTACTAAAGTGAATAGATTGGTTGGTTACGAAGATTTAGAGGACCAGGCGGAATCTATGAAACGTAACTTTAACACTTTAATAAAGTATTTAGATTTCTTACCTGTTGATTTATGTTATATAGACCACATTGAAGCTGATGATGTTATGGCTTATGCTGCCAGACACATCTTTAAGAAAGAAGTTTTGATAGTATCATCTGATAAAGATTTTCTACAATTGGTAGATGATAGAATTTCAGTATATCTACCAACTAAAAAGAAGATGATGAACAAAGATGATGTAAAGGAGTTATATGGTGTACCATCACATAACTTAGTATACTATCGTATATTCGATGGTGATAAATCTGATAATATTCCTGGCGTAAAAGGTATAGGTCCTAAAACGTTGATTAATAAATTAGATTTTTTACAATCAGATGATTTAACATTAGATACCTTATTTGAAAAGGTATCACAAATGGATGATGAAAAACTAAAGAACAAAATTTTAGAAAATAAAGATGTTCTTCAGTTAAATTATGATTTAATGCAGTTATCTAATCCAATTATGGGTTCTGCAATCACATCTAACGTAAGAAATATCATAGATTCCCCTATAAACGGATTGAATTCATTTCAATTTAAAAAAGAGTTTATGATTGATAAGTTGTACACCGCATTTAAGAATGTAGAAACGTGGTTGGTGAACACTTGGAGTGATTTAGATAAGTATTCGAAACAAACTAAAAAATAAGTTTGTTTATTTAAGATTTTATTTGTATATTTGTATCCTATGGATAAGTTTGGAAATAAGTTTGGAACATCATTTCAGATTAAGATAATTTCAGCGCTAATCTCTGATAGAATATTTCTTCAGATGGTGTATGATATTATCAAACCGGAATATTTTGATTCTGAATCAAATGAGTGGATTGTAAAGAAGATTCTTTCCCACTTTGATGGTTATGGTGAGTTACCAACATTAGATGTATTTAAAGTAGAGGTATCTAAGATTGAGAGAGATGTTCTCAAACAATCCATTGTAGATAATCTAAAGCAGGTTTGGAATGGGTTAGAATCTGATGATTTGGATTATGTAAAAGAAAAAACTTTAGAGTTCTGTAAAAACCAAACCTTTAAAAACGCAATATTAGAATCAGTTGGATTATTAGAAGAAGGTAAGTTTGATATCATTAAATCAAAAATTGATGATGCAATGAAAGCCGGACAGGATACTGATATTGGACACGAATACAAATTACAGATTAAAGAACGATATGAATCTACTATTAGAGATGTGATTCCAACTGGATGGGATGTAATTGATGAATTAGCAGATGGTGGTTTTGGTAAAGGTGAGTTGATAATGTTTGCAGCACCTCCAGGAATTGGTAAATCTTGGGCATTAGTAAATGTGGGTATGGTAGCTGCTAAATTAGGTAAGACGGTAGTTCACTATACATTGGAGTTGAATGAAGGTTATGTTGGTCAAAGATATGATGCAGTTCTAACAGGTACTGCAGTTCCAAATCTAAAATACAATATAGAAGATGTTTCAAATCAAGTTAATAACCTAAAAGGTGAACTTATTTTGAAATATTGGCCTACTAAATCTGCAGGATTAAACGCAATGAGAGCATCCTTAGATAAATTAAAGTTACAAGGTAAGAATCCTGATGTGATTATTGTGGATTACGCTGATTTGTTAAAGGGTAATAGTAGAAAAGAACGACACGAAGAGTTAGAAGAGATTGTAGAGGGTTTGAGGGGTATTGCTGGTGAATATGAATGTCCACTATACACAGCATCCCAAATCAATCGTAGTGGTGCAAATGATGATGTGATTACTGGTACTTCTATCGCAGGTTCATTCTCTAAATTAATGACAGCAGATTTTGTGGTTTCTCTAAGTAGAAAAATTGAAGATAAACTTGCAGGAACTGGTCGTTGGCACGTTATCAAAAATAGATTTGGACCAGATGGGATGACTCTACCATCTAAGGCGAATATGAGTAATGGTAGAATTAACATATATTCCGATGATTCCATTGATGGTAAAAAGACCACAAATGATATGTCAAAGGGGGAGAGTTTAGTAAGAAAGAATTTGTTACAAAAATATAATGAAATGAAGGGTGATATTGATGTTTAGTCAGTATTTATAATCACTCAATTAAAGTTTAACGAAATAATTAAGGAAAAATATAATGGGAATATTTGCGGAAAGAATACCCTTCAAACCATTCGAATATCCAGTATATTATACTGAAGGTTGGCTCAAACAAGCACAAGCCTTTTGGTTACATACTGAGATTCCAATGCAAGGAGATGTAAAGGATTGGAATGAGAATCTAAACGAATCAGAAAAAAACTTAGTTGGTAATATCCTATTAGGATTTGCTCAAACTGAATGTGCTGTATCTGATTATTGGACAACTATGGTAACTAAGTGGTTTCCAAAGCACGAAATTAAACAAATGGCTATGATGTTCGGTTCTCAAGAAACAATCCACGCAACCGCATATTCTTATCTTAACGAAACATTGGGTTTAGAAGATTTCGAAGCGTTCTTACATGAACCTGCAATCGCAGAAAAGTTTGAGTTCCTAACTTCAACATCCGCGGATTGGACATATGAGGATTTAGAATCCAATCCAATCGCACGAAAAGAAGTAGCTCGCTCACTTGCAATCTTCTCAGCATTTGCAGAGGGAGTATCATTGTATTCATCATTTGCAGTTCTTTACTCATTCCAAATGAGAAACTTATTGAAAGGCATCGGACAACAAATGAAATGGAGTGTAAGAGATGAATCACTACATTCTAAGATGGGATGTCAGTTATTCAGACATATGTGTGATGAATATCCTGAATTATTAGAAGAAGTAAAGGATGATGTTATCAAAGCAGCTCAATATATGGTAGAGATGGAACATAACTTTATTGATAAGATGTTTGAGATGGGTGATTTAGAAAATCTAAAATCAAAAGACCTAAAAGAGTTTATCTCAAAGAGGGGTAATGAAAAGTTGGGTGAGCTGGGATATAATGCAATCTCAGGTGGAGATTTTCACTTTGAATACAATGATAAGAAGGCATCTAATTTAGATTGGTTCTATCACTTAACAGGAGGAACAACACATACCGATTTCTTTGCAGTAAGACCAACGGATTACTCTAAAGCGAATGAAGGTGAAGATTTTAACGATATTTGGTAAAAAGTTATGAAAAATTTTGGAGAAGAATTAGGCTGGGAATTGGGAGTAGATTTTCCTGATTGGGCCAATACGGAAATATATGTAAAAACAATCTCAAAAGGTTATCTATTGGCAGGTGAAACTCCAAAGGATGCATATTGGAGAGTATCAACATCAGTTGCTCGTAGATTAGGTAAACCACAAATGGCATCAAAATTCTTTGATTACATTTGGAGAGGTTGGTTAAATCTAGCAACACCTGTATTATCAAATACTGGTACTGATAGAGGATTACCCATTAGTTGTTTTGGAATCGATGTAGCAGATTCCATTCAAGATATTGGTACAAAAAACCTTGAGATGATGCTACTTGCCAAACATGGTGGTGGGGTCGGTATTGGTATCAACCAAATCAGACCAGCGGGAAGTAAAATTACTCAAAATGGAACATCCGATGGTGTAGTTCCATTTACTAAGATTTATGATTCAACAATTCTTGCAACAAATCAAGGTAGTGTACGAAGAGGGGCAGCATCAGTAAACTTAAACATTGAACATGATGATTTCGATGAGTGGATTGAAATCAGAGAACCTAAAGGTGATGTAAACCGACAGTGTCTTAATCTACACCAATGTGTGGTGGTAGGTGATAAGTTTATGAGAAAGTTGGAAGATGGTAATGATGAAGCACGTAGAAGATGGGGTAAGGTACTTCAGAAGAGAAAAGCAACTGGTGAACCTTATATTATGTATAAGGGTAACGTAAACAAAGCAAATCCCGAAGCATACAAACAAAATTCACTAAAAGTTTTTATGACTAACATTTGTAGTGAAATTACCCTACATACTGATGAATCTCACTCATTTGTTTGTTGTTTATCATCATTGAATTTATCTAAGTACGATGAGTGGAAACATACTGATTTGATTTATACCGCAACTTGGTTTTTGGATGGAGTATTAGAAGAGTTTCTCCAAAGAGCTAAGAATATGAGAGGATTTGAGAATTCGGTTCGTTCTGCTGAAAAAGGTAGAGCATTAGGATTGGGTGTATTAGGGTGGCATACATATCTACAACAAAAAGGTATTCCATTTGATTCACTCCCAGCTCAGTTTGAAACCAGAAAGATATTCTCTCAGTTAAAAATTGAATCAGAAAGAGCTAGTAGAGATATGGCACAAGAATTTGGTGAACCACTATGGTGTGTCGGCACAGGTATGAGAAATACTCACCTAAGAGCAGTTGCACCTACGGTTTCTAATTCTAAGTTGGCAGGTAATGTATCACCAGGTATTGAACCTTGGGCAGCAAACGTATTTACAGAACAAACTGCAAAGGGTACATTCATTCGTAAGAATAAAGAATTAGAGAAGGTACTTAGAAAAGTAGGTATCAATAATAAAGATACGTGGGATAAGATTTTATCTGATGGTGGTTCTATTCAGGGTATTGATGAATTAGATAATTGGGTATATTGTGATGGTAGAATTATAAATGTATCTGATTGTGCAGAAGGTAAAGAGGTTGATAAAGTAAAAGATGTATTTAAAACATTCAAAGAAATCAATCAGTTAGAATTAGTAAGACAGGCGGGTGTAAGACAACAATATATCGACCAATCGGTATCCCTTAATCTTGCGTTCCCATCTGTTGCATCACCTAAGTGGTTAAACCAAGTCCATATGGAAGCTTGGAAACAGGGTGTAAAAACTTTATATTATACAAGAACTGAATCAGTACTAAGGGGTGATATTGCACAACAGGCAATGGACCCGGATTGTATTAGTTGTGATGGATAAAAAAAAGTTTTGTAAAAAGTGTAAACTATGTGGTGATGAAATACCATTAGGTTTAACACTATCTAAAATATGTGTAAAATGTTTAACAAAAGGTAAAAAATGAAGTATTTGTATTTTTCAGCAAGTTGGTGTGGTCCGTGTAGAACGCTAGGCCCGATTATGAACCAGGTATCATCAGAAGTTCCTGTTCAGAAAGTAGATGTGGATTCTGAGTATGAGTTAGCACAAAAGTTTAATGTACGAAATATTCCAACAGTTGTGTTGGTAAATGGTGATTCTGAAGTAAAGCGATTTGTAGGAGTACAACCGAAAGATACCTATATAAACGCAGTAAAATAAATTTGGATAATTAAAAAATTATTCGTATATTAGTAGTTATGAAAGAACAATTAAAACAGTTATTAGATTTTCAAACAGCATATAACTCAACAAGAAACTTTAAACCTACCTTAATCTCAGAAGATGATTATGTACTGAGGTATAAGTTAGGTAAAGAAGAATTGATAGAGTATTTTGATGCGTGTAAAGATGGAAACCTTGTCGAAGTAGCAGATGCACTCGCAGACCAATTATATATCCTATTGGGTACTATGATATCACATGGAATGCAGGATGTAATCGAAGATATCTTTGATGAGGTACATCGTTCGAATATGAGTAAACTGGGCCCAGATGGTAAACCCTTATATCGTGAAGATGGTAAGGTACTCAAAGGCCCTAACTACTCACCACCAAATGTATCCAAATATCTATCAGATAATGGTCAATTACAAATTCCATTAGATGAAGAGATATAGGATGGCATTAAGAGGGGAATCACATCCAGCACATAAACTGACTGAAGAGCAGGTGAACGCCATAAGAAAACTATGGAAAGTAGGCCATAGAAATATAAGAGTGTTGGCTAGGAACAATGGTGTTTCTCCTGCTAATATTCGTAGAATTGTTAGGAATGAAACTTGGACACATTTGTTAATAGGTGATTTCGATAAATATCAGTAATGAAGGAAGTAGGAAAGAATTATTGTGATACATCAAAAATATCAATAAGAAAGATTTCTAAATCCGTAGCAAAAGATATAGTGATAAAGAATCATTATTCTCATTTATGGACTAAGGTATCTTACGCTATTGGTTTATATGTTGAAGATGATTCACATCAATTCTTTAATACTTCAGAAAAGCTTATTGGTGTTGCGTGTTATGGAGACCCAATCGGAAGATTGAGTGGACAATCCATAACTGATATGTTAGATAGAACGGAAGTTTTAGAATTAGTTAGAGTATTTGTATTTGATGGGTATGGTTCAAACATAGAGAGTTGGTTCTTAGGTAAGACTTTTGAATGGTTAAGGGAGAACGCTCCACATATCAAAGCACTGATATCATACTCAGACCCTAAAGAGGGAC